GACGTGGCCGTTAGTGCCTGGTGTCAATTCGTCTAAAGAAGAATGAGCTGAAGAAGCGTTGCCGATGAGTAGTGAACCAGGTCTTACAGAAGTCCTACCTGTTCCTCCGCTTGGAACATTAGCAACGTATTGTGATTTAGGCGAAATGAAAGTGTGATTGGCACTTGAAAAGAATGCCCAGACACCTCTTACAACAGGTTCAGTTTGGGAATTGATAAGAGCAGGTTGAGAGGTGTTGAATGTCTGTTGTTGCGCTCTAAACACTGCACCTGCCTTTACTTCTAACGAAAAGCAATTCAAAGCTAATCCATTTTTCATCGTGCTTGTTTCACCTGGCTGTGATGCAAATACGACAACACCGTAATGTCTTGCAGTAAATCCGTCTGCTACTGTTCCATAGGTTGTTGAACCTGTAACGGGTATTTCTGATCCACGAAAGAAGGCTGTCGCCATACAAAAGTCCATGATTGAACAATCAATGGTAAGACTTGTATTATCAAACTTAATTTTGACAAGAGTATCTTCAGCCATATTGACAGCATCGTTTCTTCCTAATCCGCTTGTTTGAGTAAAATTTACTGAACCTTTGATATGAATAGTATCATCGTCAGCATGATCGTGAGTAGTAGCCGTAGGTATATTGTATCTCAAATCCATACGATTTGTCGCGAATGTAAGATTAGGATATGGCCCATTGTCAAGGAAGAAATCGCCTGTTACTGGAGTAATCTTGTAATTCAAGGAGCTCCCAGCAATTGCCTTTTGTCCGTTGAGAATGTATCTTTTTCTTCCTGTGCTATCTTGTAGCTCTGCGAGAGCAACGCCTGTTAAGGTTATAATCGATGCACCGTCAATGACTCCATTAAGAATTAGCCCTTGAAGCTGCACATTTACATTGAAAGTTATTGTCCCTGTGTATGGTGCAGTTAGGCTTTGTGATATTAGACGAGCATTAGCCATAGAAACAACGCTTGACTCCCATACGCAAGTTACTGCGGAAGCTGAATCAAAATAGAAGTTGTCCGATGCGCCAGGAGAACCACCAGGCCACGAACCTAACGCTGCGCCACCAGAAGATGCCGACCAATTTTGAAACTTAGATGCTAAGTTATCAGTAGCACCCATCCAATAGAAGTCAGCCATTTAGATCACTCTTGCCTTGTTGCGGTTGAATCCGTAGCGAAGGCAGCAGCGTTTGGTTCAGCGATTAACATTTTGAAATCAGCAGCCCTCATTTGAAAATTCTCAAGCTGTCTGCGGTATCTATCGTCTGTTCCTTCTTTTGCATCTAACATGGTGTGATGAGGGAGGGTATTAACAAGAACAGCAAGTACATCAGCGCATACTGATGCTTTGATGTATTCCTCTTTGTTTGTTGTAGTTACTGCATGATCCACGCCTATACCGTAAGTATTGGTTCGTGCTATCTTGTCAGCCTCGTTAGTCCTCATTGTAAGATACTCTGTGATAGTGCCTTCAACAAGGTTAGGTGGTCGGTTAAGTAAATCTCTGATCTGTGCGGTTGTAACAGCCATTATTCTTCCTCCGTTGGATCGAGAATCGGCAAGCCCTCTGGTGGTAGCATAACTCTCCCGACTATCATTACCTTCTTTGATTTAACAATCTTTTCAGCAAATTTAGAATTAGGAACATAAGTCATAACACCATGCTCAAGGAGATTAACGGGGTGTGTAGGTTCTGGGTGTGGTTTGAATCTTCGGAGAATCCAGCCTTTACCACCGAGCCAAGTCAAACGACTTGATAGGTTTTCAATTGTCGGACTCTCTGGGATAGGAATGCCCTTATCTCGGAGCTCCTTTACCAATGCAGCTTTACTCGCTTTCCTCGTCATCATCTTCGCCCTCTTCACTATCACTTAACTTGGCGATTAATTCAGCCTTCTTTCCTTTTGGATCAAGGCCACGTTCCTCACACAAAGCACGAAGCTCTGCGACTTTGAGAGTTTCAAGGTCAATGACTTCATCAACCACTTCAACAACGGGTTCTGGAGTAGCTTCAACGACAGCACGAAGGATTCTTCCCTTCTTTGTCTTATTGAGCAAGTCAGTCCTGCGAACCATTGGGGAATCACCCCTGCTCAAATCACGCCTGTGATCTTAGCAATTCTGTTTGACTTTTCGCTTGCAGCACCGTCCTGGTGTTGGTGGACTACTGTTCCCATGTAGGAAGTTAGCAAGTAAGAGAATCCGACACCTTCAATTCGGGTGATTTCGGTTTCCATGTAGCCTGGCCCGTTGTATTGGAAAAATTCTGCTGTTTGAGCACCTGGAATGAGCATGATTGCGTCATTGTTACCCATAGCAGCTGTGTCTCTGGTGTATAGGATTGTTAGGTTAGCGATTCTTCCTAAATGAGTCTCAAGAGATTCAATGACATTTCCATACAAGCTGGTGTTTAACAAAGTGCTTCGGCAAGTTGTAGGCAAGATCAGAGCTAGTCCTTCATCACCTGTTACTCTTGCGTTAGCGAAGATTTTATCCATTGTTAGAAGAACATCATGCTCTGCATCATTGGTTGTGTTAGTCCAGGCGTTGTTAGTTACTGCCTGTGTTTGACCTGCACCAGCGTATAGGTTTGTTAGAATGTGGTTGTCAATGGTTGAAGCTCTTGCAGTTACGATAGCAAGTTGCTGGCGATCCATTGTCTCAAAGCGTTCTCCACGAAGGCGCACTGAATCAAGGAAAACTGTTCGGCCTTGACCTTTCTCCAGAGAGACAGAGTAGTTTGCTGTTCCAATGTTAGTAGGGTCGACTACTGCGTTGTCGTCAATTGGGAAGGTAAAGCTTCCTTGAGCTCCTGTGTACCACTTGTAGGTCATCCAGGGCACAGTCCTAAGTCCGACGACTTTTGTTCCGACTGCAATAGTAGTGGATTGAAGTTGAATGAAATCACGCAAAGTCTGTTGTAGCACAGAGTCTTGCTTAGTGAATGGGCCATCAGCAGGGGTTGTTGCTGCGTCAGCTTGCACGTTTTGTCCGAGTATTTGGTTAAGGTTCATTGTTGCCATCTTTTTCATCTCCATTATCAGTTAGTTTGCTTTGTATTGACGGGGTAAAGGGTCGCAGCAACAGAAGTTAGTGCAGCACCCATATAGTGTCCGAGTATTTTGTTTGATCCAGCAGTCTTGGTTGCTTCTCCGTTTGCACCAACATACAATAGTTGGCCGCAGACAAGAGCTTCACCAGCGTTGATACGAACATACATCATACCACCGACAGGGCAAGCAGTAATTGTTGCGCCAGATGCTACGAGAACATTCTCATCGCCTCTGGAGGATTCATCAAGTGCGACAAAGAAGCAAGTGTCGGTAGCTGCTGTTAGATCAACAGTCCCAGAGCCACTTGTGGAATCAAAATTTAACAGGTGTCCAGCTTTTGGATATACTGCATCTTTTACGGTTAGTGTTCTTAGGTTACTTGGGAAGTCAGCCATCTTAAATCATCTCCTTTATTTCATCAAACATTGGGGCTTTTAGCTCCACATCAACAGAGGAAAGGTTGCCGTTCCATGCGGAAGCCCATGCGTTCCAGGCTTTACCGTAAATTTCCTTATCGGATTCAATTCTTTCACCGTTTAGGAAGTTAGCGACGACTTCTTTCGCTTCTGGAGTTTCACTTGCTTCAACAACAGCTTCTTGTGCAGCTGGAGTTGCAGGGATCATTTCTTTTGGTGCAGGGCGTGATGCTTCCCATGAAGCAATTACACGCTCAAGCATTTCACTTGAAAATTCTTCAACGCCAGCAAGACCCATTTCAGTTGCTTTAGATACAAGACTAATACGGCTTGCTTCTTTTGCTTCTGCTTCGGCCTTTTCAAACGCAGCAATTTTGGCTTCAGCCAATACAAGTGCTTCTTTCAAGGCCAGTTCTTCTTCGCTGGCTTGGATTGTGATTTCTTCTTCGGACATTCTCGTTATCTCCTTTGGTTGATTATCGCTATCACCCTTGCGATATATCAATGGTGAGGTCTGTTCCGATGCCTCAATTTCTAATTGGACTCGCTCTGCTGATTCAATTTTAGCGTCTTGGTAAGCGGGTTTGTGAACGATAGCAAGATGATCGAAAGCGAAGTCGGATTCAAATGTCATTTTCATGCGACCCTTTTCATCTTCCTCCGTAGCGATAGGAATACCTGTGCCTCCGATTGAAACACCGTAGCCAGCACGAAGCCATAGCCCAGACTCAAGAGCTGAAAACAATTCTTCACGATATACTTCGCCTGTAAACTTGACTTTGTATTTATCATCTTCACCATCTTCATACTTAGCTTCAGTTATGATCCCAACGACTGCTTCATCAATACCGCCTGTCATATTACGAGTAAAACGACCACCCTTTGTAGCAGGGTGATTCAAAGTAATGTCAGCACCAATCATCTTATCTTTTAGCTCTTTAGCACCAGCTTTTGTGATCTTCCAATTGTTTTTGTTGTAGCCAGATGTGAATGCAACACCAGACATACGAATAACAGACATACCAGCAGATGCCTCAACAATTACGCTAACATCTTCAATCTCAAGCTCACAAGTTACTGCTACACATTCGCCAGCAATTGCTTCAAAACCAGGAGGGCATTCATCTTCACAAGAAGCGGTCTTTTCCTCTTCTTCTTCATCATCATAGGACATTCCTTCAATGTCCTCTTCTTTGATGTAGGCTTCTTTTTCCTGTGTCTTTTCTTCATACTGCTTCATAGATGAGCAGGGCATGAACAGAGTTTCGCCTTCATGTCGATGAGTATGAACTGTGTCGCAACCAAGCTCCCTTGCTCGCTTCATAGCTTCTTGGGGAGTCTTGAATACATCTTGAGTAGCAGCCTGTACTGTATCATCACAGTCGCCAGCGCAACCACACCCGCAGTCATCAGTCATGGTAAATCCACCCCTCCCACGATTCTTCAATGCTTCCTTCGACTTTTGACCCGCCTCTCCATTGATAACAAGACCAATAACGAGCCTTCCACTTTGGACCAGGTGAAGCACAGTTATGACGAGAACGGAAGTTCTTTCGTCGTTGTGGATCATCACGCCTAATCTCCATGTTAGGGTCGCCAAAGCGCACGATAACTACGTTGCCCTTCTCATTCTTTGTATAGACACCGAACTTCTTTGAATTGCCTTTAGGCATACGAAACGGTTTGTTTAGTGTTACCTTACGACCTTGATACTCCGCAGCTTCAAATGCAAAGTTTAATTCAAACGGTATCTCTTCCGAAGCCGATGATGCCTTCTTAGCTCTTGGGTGTCCTCTGGGGAGTAGGTCATTGTCCTGTTTGTAGTTAGGGTTGCTTGGTCGACCATTCCTTAGTAAGTATAGAAATGCCTTGACTCTTGCGATACCCCACCCACTACGACTCATGTTGGGTGCGTGAGATCGTGAGAATGCACCTGTGCCTCGTCTAAAGACGGACATAAGGCGACCCATTGTTGCCTTACTGCCTTTTCCTTTGGCGTTATGCTTTCGCATCATCTCACTAATTCTTTTCCTTGTGCCTTCACTTGTCTTGATATTTTTGTTAGGCTTCTTAGCAGAACCTGGTTTATTCTTTTTAGAACCTTTACGACGCTCGCTTGGTTTGGCAGGGGTCTTTCGTGGGTCATTCTTGCCTGGTCGCCCATACTGTAAAGCTTCAACAGTTTCAAAGTCAAGGACTAATGAACCAAGTTTAGAAGCTTCAATAATTGTGTCGAGCTGGCTGCTCGCTTGAACAGAGTCATTAACCGTAGCCAAATAGTCGTCGTCTGTTCCGATCATGCCCGACATACCATCTCCAATCTCGGTAGGTCTATCACCTTTTTCTGGGTCAAGAGCATATTCGGCTGATTTATCAGCGTATGAATTACATACAGCATACCGCTGATCTCGCTCTGGGTATTGACTTGTCATTTTATCATCGGCCATGCAGCGACTCAAAAAAGAATCACGGCTCTCATTAGGTGTAGGTTCGGGCATAATATCAGCTCATTGGTACGGTCATTGTAGTCATATCGTCTTGATCCCAAGTCCCATCACGCTCAACCCAAGCGATAAGGACTACTTCGTATGTCCTCGCCACTTCAAGGTCAGCAAAGGTATAGTTAGCAAGAGTAGGTGATTGGCCGTTTAGGTTGAATCCTATGGTCTGGTATCTTACAGTGGTGTTGTTGAATACAACATAAACATCAATCTCAACATAGCCAACTTCATCACAAGACCAATC